GTTCTTAACTTCTTTAGAAAGGCTTCGGTTGTAGAAGCGATCACCAACACAGATTACGCTGGTGAGATTGCCGCTTTCGGAGATTCCGTAAAGATAATAAAAGAACCTGAAATCACTGTGTACACATACGAACGTGGAGCAGATGTTACAGCAACTAAATTAACAGATCAAGAGTTGACTCTTGTAGTTGATACAGCTAACGCTTTTAAATTCATCGTTGACGATATTGAAACTTCAATGTCTCACGTTAACTTTAAAGAAGTAGCTAGTTCATCTGCAGCATACGCTCTACGAGATGCTTATGATGAAGGTGTAATTGCTACTATGTTCGCAGGTGTTTCTGCTTCAAGTCCTAACCATATCCTTGGTTCTGACAATGCTACTGATTTAGCAGCAGGAACATTTGACGGTACTGGTAATCTTGACATAGGTTTTGGATCATCTGAACACGATCCTATTGATGTACTATCGCACATGTCTCGTCTTCTTGACGAGCAGAACATTCCTGAAGAAGGTCGTTGGTTTTTAGCCTCGCCTGACTTCTACGAAGTTCTTGCAAGTTCATCTTCTAAACTTTTGTCTGTTGATTACAACGCAGGTCAAGGTTCTATTAGAAATGGTCTAGTATCTTCTGGTAAATTGCGTGGATTTGAAATGTACAAATCAAACAATATTGCTGCTGCATCTAATGCTGCTGGCAAATGTTTGGCTGGTCATATGTCTTCTACTGCAACAGCACAGACGATTACAAGTACTGAAGTATTGCGTGATCCTGATTCATTCGGTGACATTGTACGAGGACTCCACGTTTATGGATCCAAAGTACTCCGTGCCGATGCATTAGTTTCTGCTTTCTACGGTATTGACTAAACTGACTTGGGGGCGTAAAAACCCCCTTTTCTTTTTTTAGAGTAAGATTTTAAAAATAAATAACCAGAGGTAAATATTATGGCAGCCGTAAATATTAGAGACACTGGTCGCAACTCAGCAAGAACAACAGATGTAAGAGATCTTTCAGATCGAGTTGAAACGACCAATCCAGGACAACAAGTAACAGAAGCAGACGTTACAGTAACTACAGCTACTATTGCTGTAACAGATGATACAAATACAGATGTAAGTTTTGTACAGCCAGCAGGTACTATTATTCGTAATTTAATTGCTATTCCAGCAGGCAACATTGTAACTGGCGGATCAAGTGGTAACGATGTTGATTTTAGTTTAGGAACAGCAGCAGGTGGTGGTCAAATTATTGCTACTGAAGCTATCCTTGACGATGGTGGATCAGCAGTAACTTGGGCAGCTAAAGCTCCGTTGTATATTATACAAAATTCACACGGACACGCAGCAAGCCAGTTTGTAAGTACTTCAGTTACTGCAGGTGTTGTAGGTGGCCCCGCAACTTCAGAAGCTATTGTTATAGCATCTACGTTGTACAGTGCAGCAGCTAGAACATTACACGCTAGACTCACACCTATTGGTGCTGACTTAGCTACAGCAGCTACAACTGTTAAGTATATTGTACAATTTGAACAGTTAGACTAAGCCTATGCCACAATTAGGCAGCGACAAAAATCCTATAATCCTAAATGGCTCTAGTAAGCCGAAAAGCTCTAGAGTCTTAGGATTGCTAGGTACTGCGTATTCTGGTAAAGCTAAACAGAATTACAATGATAACTACGATAATATATTTGGTAAGAAAAAAGGTAAGTAATGGCTACTACATATTTAACATTGACTAACGAAGTATTACGAGAACTAAACGAAGTTCAACTAACGTCAGCTAATTTTGCAAGTGCTGTAGGAATACAGGCTTTTGTAAAAGAATCTATTAATAAATCATTAAACGATATAGCTAACGAAGAACCCCAACTACCTTTTTTTGCTACCGCAACCAGTGGAGATACTGATCCTTTCTATGGGAACGTAAATGTATCTACTGTTGCAGGTACTCGATGGTATCTTCTTAAAGCAGGTAGCTCCAGTATAACAACAGATTATGCTGCAATAGATTGGGATAACTTTTATCTTACAACAATAGGTGTTTCAGGAGAAGCTGCACCTTTTGTATCTAAAGGATTAAGATTTATAACGCTTACAGATTGGACACGTTATATTAGAGATTCAGAAAACGCTGACGATGCAGACACACAGAACTATGGAGAACCTAAATACGTTATTCGTAGTCCTGATAATCGTAAGTTTGGTATAAGCCCTATACCCGATAAAGTCTATAAAGTTTATTTTTATGCTTTTGCTTCTCCTACAGAACTTGCTGCACACGGAGATGTTATAATACTACCCGATCAATACGCTTCTGTTATTACAGCTCGTACACGTTACTATGTGCATCAGTTTAAAGAAAACTTACAACAGTCGGCTTTTGCATTAGATGATTATAAAAAAGGAATGAAAAGAATGAAATCTAATCTTATTAATCCTCAACCTAAAAATATGACAGACGATAGAGTTTATTTCTAGTGGCTGCATCACAGCCTTTTTCAGTTGCACTGCAAGGTGGTTTAGATAAATCCAGTAATACTATGGAGCTTTTAACAAGACCAGGAGTAGCAACTAGATTATCTAACTTTGAAATCTCTACACGCGGTGGCTATAGACGCATTAACGGCTATACGCAACTAGGAGATGGTACAAGACCTAATACCTCTAATGAAATATTAGGTATGACTGTATATGCTGACGGTGTAATAGCTTCTTCAGGTACTAATATATACTTTAGTCAAGACGGTGATAGTTGGTTACAGATTAATAAAGCCAGTGTAGCAGGTGGTGGAGATAACTTTAGTACCTTTTCAGGTCGTAGTGCTTCAACTAGAACTTCTCAAGGTAAAGCACACTTTGCAACTTTTGAAGGTAATACTACATACGGTGAAGTTATCGTTACTGACGAAGGCTCTGGAGTAAAACCTTTCTATTTTAAAATGACAGGTACTGGAGATGCGTTAAGCAGTAGAACTTTTTTTGCAAAAGAAATAACAGTAAGTGGTACACATTTCCCTAAGTTTTGTGTAATCCACGATAAACATTTAGTAGTTGCAGGTGCAGCTACAGCTTTAAATACTATATTCTATAGTGGTACAAGTGACATAGATGATTTTACTTCTACAGGATCAGGCAGTATTGTACTAGACGATCAAGTAGTAGGTTTAAAATCTTTCCGTAACGAACTATTTGTATTCTGTAGAAACTCAATTTATAAATTACAAAATATAAATAACTCAAGTACAATAGCAATAGTACCTGTTACAAAAAACGTAGGTTGTGTAGACGGTAAAACTATACAAGAGTTTGCAGGTGACTTGCTTTTTCTTGCTCCTGATGGTTTCAGAACTATTGCAGGTACAGCAAGAATTGGTGACGTTGAGTTAGGAACTGTTAGTAAAATGATACAACCTATTGTAAACGGAATATTTGATAACATTGTTGATTATGAATTTAGTAGTGTAGTACTTAGAGATAAGTCTCAATATAGAATGTACTATAGTGGTTCTGCAGAATCCACATTAAACTCAAAAGGTATTACAGGAACTCTCACAGCTAGAGGATTTGAATGGACAGAAGTAAGAGGTATACAAGCCCCTGCTATAGCTTCTGGTTTTAACTTTGCAGGTAAAGAAAAAGTTTATCACGGAGATAGGAACGGTTATATTTATAACCACGATACAGGAAGTTCTTTTAATCCTGAAGGAGTTCTAACAAGTATATTAGCAGAGTATCAATCACCTGATTATGATTACGGAGACTTCGGAACTTTAAAAACTTTAGATCACGTTAAAGTATCTTTAAGACCAGAAGGAGCAACAGATCCTACATTAAGAGTTAGATTTGATTTTGACACTACAGATAGAATACAGCCTCCAGATGTTTCATTAGAAACAAACGATCCTGCTATTTTTGGTTCTTCTATATTTGCAGCAACAGTTAAGTTTGGTGCGGCAGAATCTCCTTTAATAAGACAGGCTATTCAAGGAAGTGGACACAGTAACTTCTTTAAAATTTTTAGTGAGGACACAAATGCTCCTTACACAATAAATGGATTATATATAAACTACAGACCATCGGGAAGACAATAATAATAAGAGAGAATTAAATTATGGCTCAAACATATACTAGACAAAGTTCGATAGCAGATGGAGATACTATAACTGCCGCGCTTTTTAACAATGAATATAATCAACTTTTAAATGCTTTTGCTTATAGCTCAAGTAGTGCTTCATCTACAGGCCACAGACACGATGGAACTGCTGGACAAGGCGGTAATATTCATACTATTGGTGACTTAGACTTTTTAAATAAAATTGTTGCAGACAGTACTAATAATCGTTGGGGAGTCTTTGTACAGGTATCTAGTGCAGCCGTAGAGCAAGTAAGAATATCTGACGGTGTTGTTTCTCCTGTTACAGACAGTGATGTTGATCTAGGTACAAGTTCTCTTTATTTTAAAAATGCTTACATAGATGCTATAACTACTACAGGTAACGTAGCTGTAGGTGGTAACTTAACAGTTACAGGTACTACAGCTTTTAACGGTGGTACACTTACTCTTGGTGATTCTGCTGCAGACAACGTAGTCTTTGGTGCAGACATTAACAGTAATATAATTCCTAACACAGATAGTGCTTTTGATTTAGGTAGTTCTTCACAGGAATGGAGAGACTTATACTTAGACGGTACTGCACACATTGATACGTTAGACGTAGATGTAAACGCTACTATTGCAGGTACATTAGGTGTTACAGGTGTATTAACAGGTACAAGTTTAGACATTAGTGGTAACATAGATATTGATGGAATTACAAACTTAGATGTTGTTGACATTGATGGAGCAGTAGATATGGCTAGTACGCTTGCGGTTGCAGGAGTACTAACAGGAGCTTCTCTAGATATTTCAGGTGACATTGATATTGATGGTACATCTAATCTTGACATTGTAGATATAGACGGCGCAGTTGATATGGCTACAACACTTGCAGTCGCAGGCAATGTAGATTTTAACGGTGACTTAGATGTTGATGGAACTACAAATTTAGATGTAGTGGATATTGATGGCGCTGTAAATATGGCAACTACATTACTTGTCACAGGTAACGTAGATTTCAACGGTGATCTAGACGTAGACGGTACTACAAACTTAGACGTTGTAGACATAGATGGTGCTGTAGATATGGCCTCTACCCTGGCGGTTGCTGGTGTTTTAACAGGTGCATCTCTAGATATTAGTGGTGACATAGACATAGACGGTACTTCAAACTTAGATGTTGTTGACATTGATGGAGCTGTGGATATGGCTTCTACATTACAAGTAGATGGTGCTATAACTAATAGTTCTACTATAGTTTCTGCTGGAAAAATAACTTCCGATGCTGGTATAGATATTGATAACTTTAACATTGATGGTACTACCATAGCTCTAAGCTCTGGAAATATGACATTAGATGTGGCAGGCAACATAACTCTTGATGCTGACGGAGGCACAGTTACTTTTGCTGACGCAGGAAGTTCATTAGGAACTATTACATCTAGTGGGTACTCAGGTACATCTGCAATAGCTACAACAGTTACAATTACAGACAACGAAAGCACCAACGAAAACAACGCTATTATCTTTACAGCAGGTGGAGACTTAGACGGTGGTAACTTAGGTTTAGAATCAGATGGTGATTTAAAATACAACCCAAGTACAGGAACTCTTTCTGCTACTAATATCTCTGTTAGTGGTACACTTAGTACTGTAGACTCAGTT